TCTGGTTCTTAAGCGGGAGAATTACCCCTCTCCCGTACCAGTCGGCAAGCGTCCCTAGGTCGAATCCATACACTGTTAAAGGTGTAGGTCATCGAACACAGGGAAACCTGTGACCTGTCTATGGCAATGAGAAATTTGCTTGTAAGAAAGATGCTAGTGGAGAGTCGCTTGAGCGTGAAGCTCAACGCTCCTGGGCTAGCACCCCCGGAAGTTAAAGATCTATCAGACCTCTTACACATTCGAGAGTGGTGACTCAACTTAATTATCAAAGCGACAATTAAATTTAATCAATTCACGCTCAAATGAAACCAATTCTCACTAACTCACGGGATTACGATTCTTGGGTTTACCGTTAATTCGGGTGGTCCTATTAAAGATAGGCCTATCACACTCGTCATTGATTGTTTTGATCAATGAACGTGTTGATTAAGCAAATCTACAATAATACACACGGTAGTTAACGATGGACACAATGGTCTTATTGCTCGTGAATCTCATTACCATCAAATTAATTCTACAGTTCAGGAATGATCTGATAGAATTTTGATGGATAATTTGGTTCATCTCGCCTCTAACCAGTTGGCTGTCGATACTTTTAATAGTATTCAACAACTTCCCCGAGGAGGCCTTGGTCTATACCTTCTCTCGGGAATTATCTTAACTTCCTTATTTAAAAGTAAAGTGAATAACTCTACTCTTAATGAGAAATTTATGAAATTTCCGAGAGGTTCTAAAGGTCGACCAGAGTTAATAAACTATGTGAGAATTGTTGTTTGGTTTTTCCAGTTACAAGGTTACGTAAAACAATTCATGATTCTATGTGATAGAATCATCTACTTACAGAAGAAATCTGGGTCTAAGTTCCTGGTTGCTTATATGAAAGAAGCAACCCGAATTTATATACAGGTTCTCTCAGGTAACGCGTCTCCTCCGAATAGAACAGGAGTTCTTGTCGCGGTTTCCCGAAAATCTGGGTTACCGATGATCATTCCTTCTCCCTTAAGAAAAATTAAAGGAAGAATGGTGATCAGAGGGTTGCTAACCGTGTTAACGTGTTATAGAAAAATAGCGTATAAAACGACTATCGATTACTCACCAATTACTGGTAAGTTCGTAGGCGTTTCTCAAATAGGATTCCTTCCAGAAATGGAATTAGTCCATAAATGATTCGCTAAATTTAACACTACACGATTAGTGCTCCCACCGATTGAACTACGATTTCTGACTACGTCGGGACCTAATCATTCACTCTCTTGGATTAGTGCTTACATAGATGGTTATCTATGGAATTACATGATCCAACCAGAGTTGAGACAAAGTCTGTATTCAGTCCTTAATCTTACTCCAGGTGGAGAAATCTTAATACAAGGTTTAAATAACTTTATATTTTGATTCTCTCCAATATTATCTCTCTTTAACATCCGTTTAGGACGTCTAGGGAGACTAGGAGCGAAGTATGAAGGTGCAGGTAAAGTTCGATTATTTGCTATGGTTGATTGGTGAACTCAAATGAGTTTATTTCCTCTTCATTCGGCTCTTTTTAATCTATTAAAAAGAATACCTCAAGATGGGACTTTCAACCAATCAAGCCCAATCAAATTGTTGTGCACGAGAGGTTTTCAGAGTTGTTACTCTTATGATCTCTCATCCGCAACAGATCGATTACCAGTTCTTTTTCAAGAACAGGTTCTTGGCCTATTTTTAGGACAAGTCTACGCTGAATCTTGGAGAAAATTGTTAAGCCTCAGAGGTTTTTCCAAAGTTGGAGCGGACAAATTGCTTCCTAAAGATGCAATGGTCCACTACGCCGTTGGTCAACCAATGGGGGCTTACTCATCTTGGGCTATGTTAGCGCTTACGCACCATTTCATTGTTCAGTTAGCAGCTTTACGAGCTGGTCACAAACATTGATTTTCTGATTATGCATTATTAGGAGATGATATTGTTATCTGTCATAAAACAGTAGCAACTCATTACCTCAGCATAATGCAGACATTAGGTGTATCGATTAACATGTCCAAGTCTGTCCTCTCGGAAAATGGATGATTCGAGTTTGCTAAACGAAATTGCAACACTTTATATGGAGATTATTCTCCTTTAGGTGCTGGAAATGTTCTTTTAGCTTCTCGATATTGGTATTTTATACCATCCCTTTTCCTTGATTACTTTGCTAAAGACGGATACTATAGCTTAAGAACAATCGCAAATCTCATCTATGTGTCGGCAGCATGAGGCCCTCTGGGCCTATCTGTCGCTAATAGACGAACTTTGTGATTAATTATGGTAGCTCCTGGTGGAATCCTAACTCCATTTCGTACAATGATTAAGAGTGATAACTCTTGAAATATTGTATCTTTATTGGAGTCAGGCCCAGATTCAGTGTCATTTAAAGCGACATTATACGCGATAGAAAAATACCTTAAAGGTAAATCTCGTTCGCGATTTAATGAATTATCGCTTTTAATGAAAACACCGTATCCGGGACATTCAATAAGTTTTCTGAACTGACCGGAAACTATACCTTTTCGAAGAATAGATATCTTTGAAAATTTATGGTATTCGATCGTCGAAGAACTTACGAGTTCGAAAAATATGTCATTGCTTAGCAATGGATATTTTCCGGGAGATCCTAAGTCACGTTTCATTACTGAAACTGTGCCTTACTCTCTCAATCGGTCTTGGTCTCGTAAAACTGATTTGTATCAGATCGTTGCTCAAAGTTGGAAGAATCCATTATTGGAGTCTTTCCCGACTTTAAGTCCCGAGCAAGATACTCATCGAGTAATCAAAGATCTAGGGAAATTACATAAGCAATTCCTGAAAGATGTTAATGTTTACATTAGATCTTCTCGAAGAATTGGTATTATGGATTTGCCAGCTAGAATCCCATAAGGACCTAGTTAGTGAATTGAATCTCTAACCGACCTTTATCCATTGTTACCTCTCAATGATTTAAAGTTAAAACCAAAATCTTAGAAGGTTGGAATACCTGTCTAAGGGTTATCCTAAAAATCCGAAAGGGTGGGGTGGATAATCTACATCC